AGATATACCCGATCTTAGTGGTAGCTGGATCATTGAAGGGCGTACATTAGATGAAGAAGGAAATGTGCGCTTTCCGTGGCACGGTGAGATAGGTATTACCCAGAATTGGAAGCAGATACTTATTCATCTTAAAACTGATACTAGTCAAAGTTGGAGTTATACGGCGACTCTTTCTAAAAGGCATAGCCCTTTAGGTGGCTGGTTGTTAAGTTATAGCTATAGCAACGATCCTGAGATAGAGAGCTCACATGAACTCAATCCTCACAAAGGATATTGTGAGGCTGAATTGAATAAAGAATTAAATCTCGGAAAAATTAAATATTTTAATCATGGTGGTCGTAACACTTTTGGTGTGATCGATATGAAAAGGAAGGTGGATTAATGGATTTTCAATCTCGTCTCGGATCACTGAAGTCGCGTCGTCAGGGTCCATCTGAACGGATGTTCACAGAGGCGATGGACTCCGCCACTGGGTATGCATTAAATCGCGAGGAATTAAGGAAGTCTGAAAGTTTTGAAGGGCTTCAAGAGTCCGATGGTGTGAAATATGCGGTTGGTGCGATGGCCGCAGTTGATTCTAAATACACAGAGCTATCGATCAAGGAGGGTGAAAGGGTAGCGTCTAATCTTTCGCAAGCACTGTCTCGCGAAAATATTAGCGTCGATACAAAGCTTCAAGGCTCAGTTGGCCTCGACGTGCATATTAAGGGATATTCTGACGTAGATATGCTGGTGATGGTGGGCAAAACTATTTTGGTTGAAAGGCCATATGTGTCGCCAGGTTACTATCCGGATGCTACTGATCAGAGGCCTATGACTGAGATCGTCGGTGAGCTGCGTGCTAGATCTGAGGTGATTCTTACGCAAAATTTTCCGAAGGTTAGCGTGAACACTGCTGGAGCGAAATCTATTGCTCTTGAAGGTGGGAGCCTGGCGCGGAAAGTTGATATTGTTCCCGCTACTTGGTTTCATACAATTGCATACCAAACTTCAAGGGCGGATCATGATTTAGGAGTCAAAATTCTAGACAAGAAGAACACAATCCTAATTGCCAATCATCCTTTTCTCAATAGAAAGCTGATTAATGATGCTGATCGGCAAGTTGATGGAAACCTCAAGCGAGTTGTTCGCTTGATTAAGAACCTACAAGCTGATGCCGTTGGTGGCAGGTCGGATGTTATAAAAAAAATCAATAGTTTTGATGTTCTCTCTATTGCTTACGATATGAGGATGGATCTGGCTATTCCAAGTTACCAACAGCTTGGCTTGGTGGGGTTGCTATCGGATAGGCTCCAATTCTTAATAATAAATAAAGCGTACTGTGACGAGATGAATACTCCGGACCTTACTCGGAAGGTATTTGATGATGAGGGTAAGTATGCTGGCCTTGCCTCTTTGTATTTGGAATGTAAGGAGCTTGCTGATTCCCTTGCCAGGGAGCTTAGTCCATATCACACCAAAACCAATCGAGAAATTTTGCTAAATAAGGCGATTTTTGGTTAGTGCCCGTGGACTATGCTGTATCGAGTGAATTCACTCTGGAATAAACGCCCCAACCACTTTTCCACATATGTGAGTCTCTTCCGTAATATCAATGATTGGATATTGCGGATTGATTGGTCTCAAAAACTGACGCCCGGCATCTTCTACTAGAACCTTGAATGTAGCTTCATTGGTTCGTGGGACTCTGGCGATCACTCGATCCCCAGTTTTAGTTTCGGCCTCTGGATCTACGAAAATGATACAGCCTGTAGGGTAGCTACGGCCTGGTCCAGGATTCGTCATTGAGTCGCCAAGAACTTTCAGTGCGTATCCATGTGTGCTGATCGGTACGGGGCAGGACAGCCAAGAGTCGGCATCATAGGACTCAAAATTTGATACCGCCTCGCACCAAGCTCCTGCCTGGACCCATGAAATCAACGGAACTTTGCCAAAACGTTGGTTGATTTCGCTGACGTTGCTCTCTTCGCCGACGATCAGTTGGCGAACGTTGCCTTCACCGCTCTGTTCTTTAGGCAGCACACCGTATTCCAGCCACTCTCGGCGTACCTTCAGCCAGGAGCAGAGCGCAACCATGCTATCGGCTTCGGCCATGGCTTCTCCGTTCAGCCACTTGCTGACGGCTTGGGTGGTCTTATCAACCCCCAAACTCTTCAACTGACGATGGATGTCCACACCACGACCCCGGCTGCGTACGCCGGCATCGTTGAGGGCTTCGTGTAGGCGCGAGCTGAAAGCGGCGCGTAGTTCATTTTTATCAACCATAGGTTGAGAGTGCCATGGAGCTTGCACAATAGTCAGTTGATGTTTAATATCAATTTCTGGTTGATAAGTGGAGGTTGCCATGTTGGTCCCCGCAGATTTTCCGAACGCCATTGCGTTCGCTTTTGAGGCTGTCGGTGGCATCGGTGCCGCCGCCAAGGTATGTGACAGGAGTTATCAGGCGCTGAACAAGTGGCGCCTGGCAGCCTGCCTGCCGCGTACTGATTACACCGGTGAAACCAAATACGCAGTGCTTCTGGCGACAGCTGCAAAGCAAAAGGGCAACCCGTTTGAGTCTGCTTGGTTGCTGAATGCGTCTGCACCACAGAAGGCTGCTGCATAGCATAGTCAGAAAAAAGGCGACCCAAGGGTCGCCCAGTTCCTCCCGGTACACACCACCACAGTGCTGTCGGGTCGCGGTAAAGGTAGGCGGGCACACCACATGCGAACCGCCGATCTTTACCGCGTTTTCAAGGCACGGATGCCTTGGGTTGCTGCCTTCTCCACCACAGATGGGGCAGCTGTTGCGCCAGAGGTGAGCGACGGATCGCTCGCCTCGGCACGGTGCCGGTGTCGATCCTAGGATCTAGACCGGCGTTTGGGCCTCTTCAAGCCACGCGGCAAATGTATCACCACTGCAAGCCGCGTGGCACTGGCAACTTATAAGGATTAATGCCATGAGCCGAATCGCTCTAAGTTGCGTTGATCGAGCAAAGCGGGAAATCCTGCCACTCGATTTGGCGCTTTACCATGCTGCTCGGGACTACCCCGGCGGCGCCGCTGCAATCGCCGCCACCACCGGCAGAAACCCCACCACCTTGCAGCACAAACTGTCACCGACCCACCCCAGCCACACGGTGAACATTCAGGAGTTCGGCGAGATCCTGGAGTTGACTAAAGACCGCCGCATTCTCGATGCGGTGCATGCGTTGGTGGGGGATACGACCTGGCAAGAGTTAGCTGAGGCATACACCAGCGACATGCCCGAGACGTTGACCACCGGTATTGCCGCGTACTTCCGGCAGGTCGCCGATCTGGCTGATACCTGGGCCAAGAGCATTGGCGATGGTGTGGTGACTGACCACGAACTGGCCGAGATCCGCTTGCAGGTGTTTCGAGGTATTCAGGGGTTGCTGGGGATGTTCAACCGCGCCTCCTACGTCAATCAGACAACTCGGGGGGCGGACCGTGGCTGATATCGCTGATTTTGCGAATGACCTGGTGCAGGAGCGCCTCGATCAGGCGCTGGCTGCTCGTAACGCAGCCAAACCTGCGTCGGCTGCTCACTCTTTCATGTTTTGCGATAACTGCGAGGAGTCGATTCCTGAAGCTCGCCGGCTCGCCGTGCAAGGCTGCATTTATTGCGTGTCCTGTCAGACCGTTGATGAAGTATTGGGGGCTCGACATGCTCGATGAGGTACTCGGTCAATTCGCAGACTATGGCCTTGAGCCGGAACAGCCTCTGACTTTCAGCAAGCTGACCCGCTGCAAGACCTCACAAGACAAGGGCAAGGAAAAAAACGGCTGGTACGTGGTGCACGAACACCGCACGGTGAAGGGCGAAACGCTGATCTTCGGTAGCTTCGGTGACTGGCGCTCCGGCGAGTCACAGAAGATCAAGGTCAAGGCCGGGCGCATGAGTCCGGAAGAGCGCGAGGTCATGCGTGCTCGTCAGGAGGACGCGAAGCGGCGCGCTGCCGAGATCGCGGCCAATGCTGCACGTCGAGCGGCGAACCGTGCGGCCGGGATGTTCAAGCGTATGCCGGAGAAAGGTCGCAGCGCCTATCTGGATCGAAAGCAGATCGTCGGTTTCGGCGTTCGCTATGCACCGCGCTCAGGCGCGTTTTTAGTGCCTATGTGCAATGTCCGGGATCAGATTGTCGGCCTGCAGGTGATCTATCCCGAAAAGCAGGAAGACACCGGCCGGGACAAATCCTACTGGCCTTACGGGATGTCGAAAGAGGGCGCCTTTCACTTAATCGGTCCCCACCCGGAACCGGGCGAACCGGTACTGGTGTGTGAGGGGTACGCGACTGGCGCGAGCCTGCATATGGCGACTTCGCTGACGGTGGCCGTCGCGTTTGATGCGGGCAACTTGCTCGTCGTCAGCAAGGCCATGCGCGAGCGTTTCCCCGGTTGTCCTTTGATCGTCTGCCGTGATGATGACTGGAAGACCAAGCGTCCGAATGGTGATGCTTGGAACCCTGGTGAAGAGAAGGCTGGCAACGCTGCTTTGATCGTCGGTGGCCAGGTTGTCGGCCCAATTTTCTCGGGCGAGCGTGAAGACAAATGGACCGACTTCAATGACCTGCACATTGCCGAAGGGTTGGAGACAGTCCGTCGTCAGGTCTTGGCGGTGGTCAAACCGCCGGCGGCGGGTGGTTGGAAGGATCAGCTGGCCCGCACTGAAAGCGGCGCCCTGATCGCACACATGCAAAACGTTGAACTGATCCTCGGCAACGACGAGCGCTGGGCTGGCGTGATCAGTTTCAGCGCCTTCAGCTCGAAGATCGTGAAGTTGCGGGCCGCACCGTATGGCGGCGGTACGGGTGACTGGGCTGACATCGATGACATCCGGGTGATGAAGTGGCTCGCGCAGCAGTACAACCTGCGGGTGAAGCCCTCCAGTGTGATTGAGGCGGTCAGCGTCGTGGCTCATGACCATGCCTTTCACCCCGTGCGCGAGTACCTCTCCAAGCTGGAATGGGATCGAGTGCCTCGGCTGGAATGCTGGCTGACGGATGTGATGGGCGTCGAAGCCAGCGAATACGCGGCCAAAGTGGGTAAGCGCTGGATGATCTCGGCGGTTGCGCGAGTGATGAAGCCAGGCTGTAAGGCCGACTCGGTGATGATTCTTGAGGGTGGTCAGGGCGAGGGTAAGTCCACGGCAATGAGCATCCTCGGCGGCGAGTGGTTTATGGATACGCCGTTTGCTCTCGGCGACAAGGATGGCTTTCAGGCGATCCGGGGCAAGTGGATTATTGAGTTGGGCGAGCTGGACAGCTTCAACAAGGCCGAGAGTACCAAGGCCAAGCAATTTTTCTCGGCGTCCACCGACACCTACCGAGAGAGCTACGGCCGCAGAAGTAATGACGTGCCACGCCAGTGTGTTTTCGTGGGTACCACCAACCAGGACGAATACCTCAAGGACGCCACGGGGAACCGTCGGTACTGGCCGGTAGCGTGTACCAAGGTCGATCTGGCCCAACTGCGTGAGATCCGCGACCAGCTGTGGGCTGAGGCGATGTTCTGCTATGAGGCGGGCGATATCTGGTGGGTCAACCGTGAGGAGTCCTCGATGTTCGCCGAAGCGCAGGATGAGCGCTTTGTGGTGGATGAGTGGGAAGGCCCGATTCTGAGCTGGCTGGAAGACTCACAGCTTGGCGAAACCACCACCGGCAGTGAAGTGTTGTCCGGGCCACTGAAGCTGGATGCCGGTCATTGGGGCAAGCCAGAGCAAATGCGCGTTGGGGCGATAATGCATCGCCTCGGATGGCGGCGTGTGCGTCTGCCGGCCTTGGCCAAGAGCGGTCAGCGGCCTTGGGCGTACAAAAAACCTGCGGGTTGGGGAGGCGCTTCAGCGCTGCAGCGCGTCGAATTCAAGGAGCCTTGCTTTGATTAGGCGAATCGACGAGATGCTCAAGCTATGGGCAGAGGATCTGCACAGTGATCGACAAGGTTCGGAGTTGGGCGGCGGCAACATGATTGCGATGTTGATGGAATGCAAGGGCGAGCTGATTCGCGGTACTCGCGGCAGCCGGGTGTTGCTGGACGAGTCAGCGGATATCGAGCTGATCGTGAACAAGCACCTGGAACCGCAGCTTTCGGTGATCGTGCGAGAGCACTACTGCAATCACGACAGCTTCCTGTCGCAGAAAATCACCCACTGCGGGTGTAGCCGTAAGACCTATTACGACCGCCTGCATGAGGCGCATCTGTGCATCGCTGGCATGCTGATGGGGAAGGCTGCGTGACCCCAGGCATTACTCTGGCAATTGTTGTCCCACTGGCCCGCCTTGTCCCGCTGCATTTTGATGTGGCCGGACAAGCGCGGGCCGCATCGTTGTTGGGCTGTCCCACTGTCCCGCCTGCTGAAGTGTCCCGCCCGTGTGAGCGCAGCGGACAGCATCACGCGCCAGTGGCGCGCACGCGTGTTCTTCAATTTCTCTCTTTACACGAGAAAAGAATAAAGAAGGTAGGACAGTGGGTCAGAGCATTGAATTTAGGCGCGTTCAAACGTCCCACTTCGATTCTGAATAGTGGGGCTGGAAGGACAACGGAAGAGGAGCAGATAGCCGAGGGGGTGTGTTCGTCTACATTGCTAGGGCGTTGGGTACATATTCAGCGGTGGCATTAAATCTCGCTTGCTGCCAGTAAACTCAGCCTGTAAAAAGTACTCATCTTCGATAGGTGCGACCGCAGAGAGCGGCAGGCACCACACACCTAACCCGGCCCTTGAGCCGGGTTTTTTGCGTTTATGGGGTAGGGCGATGACGAACGAGCAGCAAGCGCTGGCAGAGATGCCTATCTGGTTAGTGATCGTCCTGGCTCTGGTCGGTGGCGTGTCGGGTGAGATGTGGCGAGCCGATAAGGACGGGGCGCGAGGTTGGGCGTTGTTACGACGTCTGGCCCTTCGGTCCGGCGCCTGTATCGTCTGCGGCGTGTCGGCCATGATGCTGATGATCGGCGCCGGCATGACGATCTGGACGGCGGGCAGCCTGGGTTGTCTGACCGCCATGGCCGGCGCCGATGTCGCCATTGGACTATACGAACGCTGGGCGGCCAAGCGGTTGGACGTGTGTGAAGTGCCGCCAACCAGCGACGAACAGAGGTGACGAATCGCGCCGGGGCGCCGAAAACTGCCGGGGACCCTGGGATTATTCGGAGGGTACGGGGTCGGAAACCCGCGGGAAAGTGTTAGCGGCAGGATTGCCAGCTTACTGAAATTCAATCCATTGAAATTGAAAGGTTCCCATTGAAAAGCCGTTGAAAAGGAGGGCTTATGACAGAACCAATGTACCTGTCAAAGAGCGCCTTCGCGGCTCGGATCGGCAGGGCGCCCAGCTACATCACCTGGTTGAAGAACAACAACCGCCTGGTGCTGACCGCCGACGGTAAACAGGTCGATGTTACTGCCAGTGAAGCGTTGATTCGCGACACCGCTGACCCTAGCAAGACCGCCGTCGCGGCTCGGCACCACCAGGATCGGCTTCAGCGTGACGTTTACAGCCAGCTATCCAGCCAGGCCGAGCCGACTTCAACGGCTGCGCCGCCGCTCGCGATCCCCCCTGCGGGGCAGCTACCCGACTTCCAGAAGGCCCGGGCAATGCGCGAGCACAACCTGGCACAGCTCGCCGAGATCGAGTTGCACAAGGCCAAAGGCTCGCTGGTGGCCCTTTCGGCGGTACAGACCGGCGCCTACAACGCCGGTCGCATGCTGCGCGATCAACTGCTCGGCATGCCTCCGCAGTTGGCTCCGGAACTGGCCTCCATGACCGACCCTTGGGAAATAGAGAAGCACCTTACGGCGGCAATCCGTCGCTCGCTGGAAGACGCCGAGCGTATGTCTTCAGCGGACCTTGAACACGCACTGACCACGAGTTAAGCCCATGCCCACGGAAATTCCTGACGGTGCAGAGGTGTACCGCGAGGCGTATTTCCGTGGGCTACGGCCAGACCCGGACGTCTGGATCGATCAGTGGGCCGATGAGTACATGCGGATCCCGCGTGACACCGGTGCCGCTGAGCCGGGCCAGTACCGTACCTCGCGTACACCGTATGCCCGAGAGCCTATGCGTTGTCTGTCGCCAGCTCATCCCTGCAAGCGCGTGATCACCATGGTCGCGTCGCAGCTAATGAAAACCCAGATCGGTCTGAACTGGATCGGCGGCCTGATGCATATGGCGCCGTCGAATATCCTGGCGCTGCTGCCAAGTCTCGGACTGGCAAAACGGGTGTCCTCGCGGATCGGCAAAACGATCAAGGCGACGCCGGTGCTGCGCGAGCGTGTGGCGGCCAACCGTTCGCGGGATTCGCGCAACACCATGGACACCAAGGAGTTCGAGGGCGGCACGTTGTACGTGACCACCGCCGGCTCGGCAGCCAACTTGTCGGAGCTATCGGCGCGCTACGTTTACGGTGACGAGATCGACCGCTGGGAGGTGGACATCGGCGAGGAGGGTGACCCTATCGAGCTGGCGGAAACCCGTGGCAGTACC